TGTGGGCGATTCGGTGAAGATCATCAAGGAACCTGAAATCGCTGTCAAGAACTATGCCCGTGGCACTCAAGTTACGGCTCAAGACCTTGACGATAGCGACTTCACGCTGGTGGTCGATAAGTCGGCTTACTTCGCGTTCAAGGTTGACGATATCGAAGCTTCTCAGTCGCACATTAGCTGGATGTCGCTGGCGTCTGATCGTGCTGCCTATCGTCTGAAGGACAACTACGACCAAGACGTTCTGGGCTACATGACGGGCTTCCAACAGGCTGCTCTGAACGGCAATGCCAACGTTGCCCGCACTACCGCTTCTGGTACGGCTGCTGTGGCTACGGCTGACAGCGATGAGTTGCTGGCTTCGATGAAGCTGAAGAAGGGCTCTTTCGCAAGCATCACGACAGCGTCTGCTGGTGAGCATTCCATCCCTGTGACTCCGCGTCTGCCGGGTACGTCTTCTCTGCCGACTGACCGCGTGTCTCCGCTGATGATCATCTCTCGCATGGCTCGTCTGCTGGATCAACAGAACGTTGACACCAATGGTCGTTTCCTTGTGGTTGACCCGATCTTCGTGGAAATGCTGAAGGACGAAGACAGCCGTCTGCTGAATAGCGACTTCGGTGGCTCTGGTCTGCAGAACGGGCTGGTGCTGTCTAGCCTGCACGGCTTCAAGGTGTATGTGTCGAATAACCTCCCGGCTATCGGCACAGGCCCCGGCACTGCTGGCACGGCTAACCAGAACGACAACTACGGTATCATCGTGGCTGGTCATGAGTCTGCCGTTGCTACGGCTGAGACGATTACCAAGACTGAAACCTATCGCGATCCTGACAGCTTTGCTGACATCGTGCGTGGTATGCATGTCTACGGGCGAAAAATCCTTCGGGCAGAAGGCATCGTGCGCGCAAAGTACAACGTCGCTTGATGTAGTAAGATAGCAGAATGAAGACACCACTGATACTACGCGAAGACCATCCTTATAAAGATGGTAGAGAGTGTAATGTCTGTGGTGTTTTTAAGCTAGCATCTGAGTTTCAATTAGAACGAGACGAAAAAGCAAGGGGTGGTGTTTCCTTACGGGCACAATGCAAACCTTGTCGAGAACATATCAAGTGGAAAGCATTTATTGTTCGTACCTACGGGATTACTGCTGAACAATATTATGAGATGCTTGATGAACAAGAAGGAAAGTGTGCGATTTGCAAATCCGATTCTCCAAATTCTGAAAGAATTGAAAGCGGAAAATTGTTTATCGATCACTGCCATGATACTCAAAAAGTTCGTGGACTTCTCTGTGCCAAATGTAATTTCGGTATCGGCTACTTAAACGACGATGTTAACCTTCTGCAATCGGCAATAGAATATATTAACTCTTCAAAGGAAAAATAATGGCTGCTGTTCAATCTCTTCGTAATCGCGCCTATGTTGTGGAAAAGGATGTGTCGCTTGCCGCCACTTCCGGTACCGCTGTAGGCATCCCTGTCGGCGCTGGCACTCTGGTGCTTGCTGTCGGTTTCCAAAACTACACTACGGTGCCTGATATCACCACGTATACGATGGACATCACCGATGGCACCACCGTGTTTGCTAACGACATTAGCTTCGACAACACCGCTGCTAACACCATCAAGATCGGTACTACGGCTGGTGTAGTTGCTGCTAACGACACCATCGACGTTGTGACCACCATCTCTGGTTCTCCCGGTGTGATCGCTGGTCGAGTGTTCGCTATTGTTGTTGATGTCAATAAGGATTGGGCTGCTCCCGGTTCTGTTGATCGCGACACTCTGGCTTAAGCTGTGTTGACAACAGAGACGGTGGCTATGCTGCTGTCTCTGTTTTTTTTGTTTTAGGAATATCATGGCAATTACATCAGCGGTTTGCAATAGCTTTAAGCAAGAATTGCTTGGTGGCATTCACGACTTAGATACTGATGTAATCAAGCTTGCGCTCTATACCAGCGCTGCAACATTGGGTGCCAGCACTACAGCATACACCACCAGTAATGAAGTGGTTGGTGCAGGATACACTGCTGGTGGTAACACGTTGAGTGGTGCTGTTATTTCTTTAGATGGCAGTGTTGCCATTGTTGACTTTAGTGATACAACGTGGGGTAGTGCCACCATCACTGCCAGAGGTGCGCTAATTTATAACAGCAGCAAGAGCAATAGAGCCATTGCTGCTATTGATTTCGGTGGAGACAAAACTTCCACCAGTGGTGATTTTACGGTGGTGTTTCCTGCTGCTACCGGAACGAATGCGATTGTTCGCATTAACTGAAGAGGTGTTTTAATATGGCTGTCACTTACACAACTGCGGTGAAGAATGCTCGTTTGGATGCTGTCACTGCTCAGATTGATGCTGGCTCTGGTGCTGGTAAGCTTGAGATTGGTACTACTGGCATGGCATCTGTGCTGGCGACGATTACGCTGGCTGATCCGTCTGCTGCTGCTGCGGCGAGTGGTGTGTTGACGTTCAGCGGATTCCCGCGCTCTGACACATCTGCTGATAATACCGGCACTGCTGCTGCTGCGCGTATTCGTGACAGCAACAACGTCGATATTGTCACTGGACTCACTGTTGGCACCAGCGGCAGCGACATCAACCTTGACAGCACTTCCATCACTGCTGGTCAAACTGTCACCATCACTTCTGCCACGATTACGCATGCTGCTTAAGGTGGTGGTTTATGACCATCACTTTACGTAACACGAAGGGGTCTGCGCTTACTTACGCGGAACTCGACGGCAACTTTGCCGACCTTGCTGGCAGGACTGATCTTGCGTGGATGATGGACGGTCTTGAGCCGACGCTGCGTGAAGGCGTGGGTAATCCTGCTGAGTTGGCGACATTCAAGGGCAACACGATTGCCTATGAGTTTGTAGACGGCTCGGTGTCGGAAACCTACGTCAACTGGGATGTACCGTTCAACTGGGCGTCAGGTACAGACCTCTACGCCGCTATCCACTGGAGCCCCGGAACCAACACCAACACGGGCACGGTACGGTGGGGGTTGGAGTTCACCACTGCTGCGGTGAACGGCACATTTGGCGACACCAGCACGTTTTACATCGACAGCGCAGTCAGCACCGCCTCTGCGTGGAAGCACATCCAAGCCGTCAGTGATCCGTACCCCGGCAGCGCGGCGGCACCTAATCAGCGGTTCCTGATTCGGCTGTATCGTGACGGGGCCAGCGGCACCGACACCTTTGCTGCAAGTGCCTACCTCGTTGGCATCGACTTCTACTATCAGGTCAACAAGTTTGGTACGCCGAGCTTTACGCCGCCGTACACATAAGGGGTAGCGCATGGCGCTTGGAACCCCAGTTGCCGCAGCAGCCGCATACAACGCAACAGCGGGCGGCACCACAGTCTCTCCGGCGTATCCGGCAGGCATTCTTGCCACCGACGTTGTTCTGTTGTTTGTCGGCCAGAAGCCCACCGCAGCCAACGGCGGCACAGTCACGACCCCCACGGGTTGGACGCTGCGCGAGGAACTGTTGGCAGCGGGTGGCTACGGCACAACGATTGGCGCGGACACCGGCAACACCAACCTCCGCGTCTATTCGTGGAACACACCTGTTGCAGGCCAGACAGGCAACCTCGCTGTCACGCTAGCTGGCAACGACATCAGTTGGGCCTTCATGGTCCGCATCCCCAAGGGGGCTGGGGCGGCTGAGTTTGGTTCGGCTGACGGTCAACGCACCACCGCACCGACAGTCAACGTCGCGTTCGCAACTGCGCTCACGAACGGGACGAGCGCAACCAATTTTCAGACTGGGGACCGCGCCATCTGGGCGATGTGTATCCCGACTGATGTCAGTACGCCGGGTCAATTCTCTGCGCCTTCTGTTACGGCCACGGGTGCTACGTTTGGCGCTGCTACGGAACTCAACGAGCCTGACAGCGGAACCGGGTTTGACATTGGTGGCTACAGCGCGTGGGCTGCGGTCACTGCGGGGTCAAGCACAACGGCCCCGACCGTCACTGTTACGGCGGGTGGCACGGTCACCAACGTCCGTGGCCCGATTGTTCTGCTGCGCGTGCGCGAGGGCGCACTGCCTACGCGCACTGGCACCTTCGCTGTGTCTGAGGCGGGCTCTGACACATTCGCCGCCACTGGCGATGTCATTGTCAAAGGCTCTCTGGCAGCGTCTGAAACAGGCTCTGACACATTCGCCGCCACTGGCACTGTTTCAGCCTCTGCCATCTCCGGCTCTTTAGCAGCTACAGAAGCTGGCGCAGACACGTTCACATCCACTGGCGATGTCATTGTCAAAGGCTCTCTAGCAGCGTCTGAGACAGGCTCCGACACATTTGCAGCTACTGGCGACGTCATTGTCAGAGGGTCTTTAGCAGCATCTGAAACTGGTGCAGACACATTTGCTGCAACAGGCGATGTCATCGTCAGAGGCACACTCGCTGCTACAGAGTCTGGTGCAGACACGTTCGCAGCCACTGGTGATGTATTTGTTCGCGGTACGCTGGCAGCAACAGAAACAGGCGCAGACACCTTTGCAGCTACTGGCGATGTGCTGGTGCAAGGTGCGTTGGCAGCGTCTGAGACAGGCTCTGACGTCTTTGCCGCCACAGGTACTGTAGCCTTCTCCACTGTCACAGGATCGTTAGCAGCTACAGAAGCTGGTGCTGACACGTTTGCTGCTACTGGTGACGTCATTGTTTCTGGCAGCTTTGCTGTCACTGAAACGGGCTCTGATGTTTTCTTTGCTGCTGGTGTTGGTCAAGCTACAGGCGCATTGGCTGCAACAGAAGTTGGCAGCGACACTTTCGCTGCTAGCGGCACTGTTCTTGTTGAAGGCAATTTAGCAGCTACAGAAACAGGCTCTGACACCTTTGCCGCATCTGGCACAGTGTTGGTGCAGGGTGCGCTGGCAGCAACAGAAGCTAACGACACCTTCGCTGCTATTGGTGATGTGCTGGTGCAGGGAGCGTTGTCAGCGTCTGAAACAGGCTCTGATGTCTTTGCTGCTAGCGGTAATGTCTTCACCTCTGGTGTATTTGCTGCTGTAGAAACTGGCGCAGATGTCTTTGCTGCTAGTGGCGCAGTATTGATCGAAGGCGCTCTGGCAGCGTCTGAAACAGGCGCTGATGTATTTGCTGCCAGCGGCGATGTCATTGTCTCAGGCAGCTTTGCAGCAACAGAAGCTAATGACACCTTTGCCGCTGTTGGCAACGTGCTGGTACAGGGTGCGTTGGCAGTATCAGAATCTGGTGCTGACGTCTTTGCTGCTACTGGTGATGTCATTGTTAGCGGCGCTCTGGCAGTGTCAGAGACAGGCAGCGATGTCTTTGCTGCTTCTGGCACGGTGTTGGTTGAAGGTGCTCTGACAGCGCTTGAAACAGGCTCTGACACTTTCGCTGCTGCTGGCTTCTTACCCATTACTGGCACCTTTGCCGTCACAGAGCAGCCTGATGTCTTTGGTGTCGTTCTTGTTGACTACGTTGACAGCGGATATGTCAACGACAACTATGTTGCACAGCCCCAAGGTGTTTCTGGTGATGTGCTGGTGCAGGGTGCGTTGTCGGTATCAGAGGCTGGTGCAGACACCTTTGCAGCTACATCACCAACAACCTACAGCGGTGCTTGCTATGGTGTTGGCATCTTTGGACAAGCCATCTATGGTAGCTGCAGCGTAACGCATAGACCTCAGTCTGAGGCAATGACAAGCGCTGTTGGCGCTGTCACTGTTACGGCTGATGCTAACGCAGAACCTGCCGGTGTTGCAGCTATAGCGTCTGTTGGTGTTCTCTCTATTGTTGCAGACGCTAATGTAAGCGTTGTCGGTGTTGAAGCAACAACAGAAATTGGCAGTGTTGTTGTTCTTGAGAATGAAGTTGTTGTTGTCTCCGGACTTGAGCTGACAACGAGTATTGGCACTGTTGTTGTCAACACCACTGCGTTTGATTTTGAAGCTGTAAAGAATAGCTTCGATAGAAACAGAGTTGTTTACGTCGAAGCAAAAACGCCTACAATTGCTAGATATGTCTATGTCGAGGTTCAGCCTAGAATGGTGTATATTGAACCAAAGCCAGCAGCAATTGATCGAAAAGTTGTTGTGGCAAGAGATGTTAGACAAGTGTACGTAAGTCGTGGTACAACAAGCAAAGAACGTACAGTAAATATATAGGAATGCAATATGTCGTATCGGTGGCCTAATAAGGACAAGGATGAACAACTCGACTACAGTGTCGATTGGTCACGCTGGCTAGGCGACGGTGTCACCATTAGTGTTGTCAATTGGTTTGTCGATGACTCTGCGGGAGTGAAGACAGCGTTTACGGCAGGAGGTGTTGTCAATGGGCTCCAGAATGTTGCTGTTACGCAAACCAGCACCATCGCCACTATCAATTTAGCGCTCGGCACCAACAACACCGAATATAAACTCCATTGTCGCATCACTGACAGCAGCGGGTCCATTGCAGAGCGCACCATAAAGCTTCGCATTAAGGAGCAATGATATGGCATACAACTACCTTGAACTCACTAACGCTCTGCTTCGTTCTTTGAACGAGGTGGAGTTGACGTCTGCCAATTTTCTTACCTCCAAAGGCTTTTACGCTCACGCTAAAGACGCTGTCAACAATGCTTTGCGTGACATCAATCAAGCAGGGCAGGAATGGCCTTTCAATCACGTAGAACAAACTGACATCTTGTCCGATGGTGTTAGCCGCTACGCTTTCCCGTCAGATGCTTCGAAGATTGATTTTGATAGCTTCCGAATCAAAGAAGACATCACATTCGGTAACGACACGGTGCGTCTTGAAGTTATTACCTATGATGACTATCTGAAGCACTATGTAGACTTAGAGTATTCGTCGGATAGTAGCAGGCTCAACGTGCCAACAAAAGTATGTCAAGCACCGAGCGATCAATATATTGTTATTCCTCCTCCGAAAGAAGACTACGAGCTTGTCTATGAATACTATCGTATTCCTGTAGACCTTATTAATGCTACAGATGTTCCTTTTGTTCCTGAGCGCTACAAGTATGTTGTTCTTGATGGTGCTAAATATCACGCATACATGTTCAGAAGCAATGAACAAGCTGCCAACATTGCTAAAGGAAAGTTTGACGAAGGCTTGAAGAGAATGCGAACTGTTCTCATTAACAAGTACGAATACATCACTTCAACATATATTCCGCAAGGAGCTATGTTTACTTCTGGACCGAGAACAGCCTAAATGGATAGGTGGCAAACATACCCTGTTGAATTTCGTGGCGGGTTGGTAACAAACCTGTCGCCTCTTCAACAGGGCATTCAAGAACCCGGCAGTGCCCGTGTGTTGCGTAACTATGAGCCATCTATTGATGGTGGATATAAGCGCATCTTAGGGTATCAGAAGTTTGATAATGCAGTGGTGCCATATTATGGCGGCGCTGTTGTTCAAGGTGGTGGACAAACAGGGACAACGCTAATACTCGCTGGTGTCACTGAAGCACCTGTTGCAGGAACTACCATCACCATTGGTGCCAACACCTACACCATTGCTGCTGGTGGTGTTAGCTATAACAGCACTCTGCAATCGTTGACGCTTACATTGACGTCAGCTTTGGTAACTAGCCCTGCTGATAAAGCTGCTGTCACCTTCATTAATAACAACAGCCTTATGTCTGGTGTTGCTGCATGGGATGGCTCTGTCATTGCTGTGAGAAGCAGCAATGTGTACAAAAGCACTGGCATTGGATATACACAGATCAATGTGCCTTCTTACGGCACTGTGTTGGTTAATGGTGGCTCTCAAACAGGCTCAACGCTTGCTGTTGACGGCTTGACAGGTGTACCACAAACTGGAGACACCTTCACCATTGCTGGTGTCAATCTGACATACATCATCACGGCAGTGCCCACTGTCACTTCTGGTGGAGCTACGTTGGCAATATCGCCTGCGCTTGCTAGCAGCCCTGCTGATAACGCTGCCATCACCTTCAGAAGCGCTAGATTCAATACAGGCACTAAGACTAGATTTGAGCGCTATCGCATCGGTTCTACAGAGAAAATCGTTGGCGTTAACGGTGTTAGCTTTCCATTCATTTACAACAACACCACTTTTAGCAAAGTTACGTCAACGGTTGATGTTGAAGGCGCTGAGTATGTAGCGTGGTTTAAGAATGCGTTGTTCTTTGCTAAAGGTGACGCTGTTTATTTCTCTGCTCCATTCTCTGATACAGACTTCACTCCTGCTAGTGGCGGTGGTGTCATCAATGTTGGTGGAAATATAACAGGACTAGTTGTATTTAGAGAACAGCTCATCATTTTCTGTGAACAAGCTATTAAGCGTATCACTGGTAACACTTCTGCTGATTATAATCTTCAGCCTATTACAGAAAAGATTGGATGCGTCTCTCCCGATTCTATTAGAGAAGTTGGTGGCGACATTATGTTCTTAGGCCCTGATGGGCTACGTCTTTTGTCTGCTACAGATCGTATTGGCGACTTCAGCTTGGCTTCTGTATCTAATAGGGTGCAGACAGAGCTAACACAACTTATCAGCAGCAGCACATTCTTTTCTTCTGTCACTGTCAAAGCTAAGAGTCAATATCGCCTGTTTGGATATTCTGCCAGCATTACTCCTGATAGTGCTAGAGGCATATTAGGAACACAGTTTTCTGACAGAGTTGAATGGGCAGAGCTTAGGGGTATTAAAGCTTATACAGCAGATAGCGACTACCATGATCGCGAAGAGCTTGTCATCTTCGCTAATAATGATGGATATGTCTATAAGCTTGAAGAAGGAAACACATTTAATGGCAGCAATATCAGGGCATCTTTCTATACGCCTTATTTGCCTATTAGTGATCCGCGAATTAGAAAAACCTTCTACAAGCTCTACACCTATGTAGACCCTCAAGGCAGTGTAAATATTACACTGAACATGAAGCTTGACTTCGATGACAAAGGTAGTGTACAACCGGAAGCCATTACGCTAACTAATGTTGCCAATAACATTGGCATCTATGGAAACGCATTGGCTACTTATGGCACTGCCACTTTTGGTGAGAAGCTGTTGAGAGTGTTTGAGTCTCAGACGATTGGAAGTGGATTCTCAGTGTCGTTGCAGTTTGAAAGCAACAGCAACGATCCTCCGTACAGCTTTGACGCTGTGACATTTGAATATGCCTCTCACGATAGGCGTTAAAGGAAAAGTACATGGCTGGCTATATTAGGCAAGACACAACAAACAACATTGCTGATGGCAACGTCATCAATGCTTCAGACTTTGACAATGAATATAACGCCATTGAAGCAGCGTTTAATGCAAGCACAGGGCATACGCATGACGGCACTTCTACTGAAGGCGCTCCCATCACTAAGATTGGGCCTACACAGGATGTTGTAGCCAGCGCGTCAGCGTTGACGCCTAAGACGGATAACACTGTTGATCTGGGTAGCTCTACGCTGGAGTATAAAGACCTATTCATTGACGGCACAGCCAACATTGACAGCCTTGTTGCTGACACTGCTGACATCAATGCTGGCACTATTGACGGTGTCACTATCGGCGGTGCTAGCGCTGGTGCAGGTACGTTTACGGCGCTGACAACATCGTCAACGGTGACGCTGAACGCGGGCACCGCCAACGGCGTCCTGTACCTCAACGGCAGCAAGGTGGCGACGAGCGGGAGTGCGCTGACGTTTGATGGGACGAATAATCTCTTGTTTGATGCGTCAGCAAGCAGCGATCAAGCAAACTTTAGAGTGCGGACAAACACTACTGGCGGTGTTTCTAACGCTTATTTTAATCTTAATGGAACAGACTATTTTCGTATTTCCACGGAGAGCACTCAAACAGGGTTGCGTAATCTGACAAACACGCCTTTGTATTTTAGCATTAACAACACCGAACAAATGCGCCTGACCTCCACAGGTCTGGAAGTCAAGCAATCTCAACTGATTGGGTATTCCTCATACGCGGGTATCGGCACGAACGGCCTTGCAGTGGCGGGCAATGTGGGGATTGGGACGAGTTCGCCTACGCAAAAACTTGATGTCGTTGGAAACATTCGCGGTAGTGGGAATTTGTTTGCTGGTTTTGGCAACGCCAACGCCTCTGTGCAAGTTTTGTCGTCTGTTTCTGCGGGTGGTGCAGGCAACTCAGAGTTGTATTTTGGAAACGCCACAAACTCTACGCAAGGGTACTTGTCGTACAGCCATTCAACCAATGCGCTGTTGTTTGGTACTAATACAACGACGCAAATGACCCTCAACTCCTCCGGCAACCTCGGCTTGGGGGTGCCGCCGAGTGCGTGGCGGTCTGGTGACCGTGCGCTTGATATTGGTTCCACAGCCTCTTTGGTTGACGCGCAAAGCGCCAACACACGCCTTTACAACAACACCTTTGTTGCAACAGGCGGAACCAATACATACAAGATTACAGCCGCAGCTTCGTATTACGACCAAGGGGGCGGCGCACATCGCTGGTTCACCGCCCCCTCCGGCACCGCAGGTAACGCGATCAGCTTCACGCAGGCGATGACGCTGGATGCTAGTGGGAATTTGCGGCGATCTTTACATTCGTTCTGGTGTAGGCGCAGGGGTAGACCCGGCCATTCAAGTTGCCAGCAACGACCCGCTTCTTTTCTACACCAACAACACCGAACGCGCCCGCATCACCAGCGGGGGGGATTTGCTGGTGGGGACGACGAGTACCACCTCTGGCGCAAGACTTGATGTTAAAGGTGTTGATAGCACTGGCTCTAACTACTGCATGTTCTTTGAAAACAGCAGTAACGCATTGTTGCTTGCGGTTCAGAACGACGGACGATGGAGGTCAGGAACGGCGGCAGCATCGCCTTATAACTACACGGTTGGGGCAACCAATCGCGATCTATTTGTCGATAACATAGGTGAGATCGGCTACGTTTCGTCCGTCCGTGCCAGCAAAACTAACATCGCGCCCGTATCAAATGTTGAATGGCTTTTGCGCCTGAACCCGGTCACCTTCAATTTTCGCAAAAAGGATGCAGAAGGTAATTACACCGAGCAAGCAGACGGCCCGCTTAAACACGGATTAATTGCCGAAGATGTAGAGGTTGTTAACCCTGATTTGTGTTTTTACGATGATGCAGAGCAAGGCGGTACATTGCGGGGTGTTAATTACACACACCTTATTACCCCAATGCTCAAACTCATCCAAGAACAGCAAGCCCTCATCACCGACCTCCGCGCCCGTGTGGCCGCTCTCGAAGCCTAAGGACCGACATGCGAATCCTCCTCCTCACCTGCCTAGCCCTGACAGGCTGCGCCACTGACAAAGCCTACTACGACGCCATCGACGCCCGCACCCGCGCCGAGCAGACCATCGCGGTAGCCAAAGCCGAAGCCGACAAGGCGCGGTACACAGCCATCGCCGCGATGGGCAACAACGGTGGTGACGCAGCCAAGGTGGCGGCGATGTTCAGCCTCATGCAGCAAGGCGCACCACAAGCGCAAGCCAGCATGACGCCCATCGCTCCGGCTCCGTCTCCCGTGGACAGGGTGCTGCAAGTGCTGCAACTGACCAACAGCATCATCACCCCGTGGATCGGCCCCGTGATGGCTTACAAGCAAGGGCAGACCAACGGACAGGTCGCCATCGCGCAAGCCCAGAGCAACCGCGACATCTTCCTCGGCAGCTACAACGCGCTGGCGCAAGTCTCCGCGCACATCCCGCAGCCGACGACGACCACAACCACCAACACCACGACCACCACCAACGCCAACCAGACGACCACCAACAGCTTGGGCCGTGACGGTGTTGTCGGTGCTGGGACGCTCACGCGCACATGCGCGGCGGGTGCTGGTGGTGTGGGTGCTGCTGGTGCCGCTGGTGGATACGCGGTGGCGTCTCCTGCCTTGGCTGCCTCGGGGGTTCCGGGCAGCACGTCTTCTGTCGGTGGCGCAGGAGGGGCGGGTGCCCCCGGCGGTGCTGGCGGTGCTCTTAACTGCTAAGGAAACAACATGAACTGGTCTATCTCTCAACTGGATCGCACTCTGCCCGAGTGCTGTGTAACCACTGCCCACTGGCGTCTGTCAGCCGTTGACGGCACCCACTCCGGCAGCGTCTACGGCACGATCAGCTTCCCGCACAAGGATCACAACGATCCGACGTTCATCCCCTACGACACCCTGACGGAAGCCACCGTCATCCAGTGGGTGAAGGATGAGATGGGCGCTGATCAAGTCGCGGCGCACGAAGCTGCTGTGCAGGCGCAGATCGATGCGCAGAAGAACCCCACCAGCGCTGCTGGGGTGCCTTGGAGTAACTAATACATGAACGATACCAAAATTACACTGACACTCGGTCTTATCAACGGCATCTTGCAATATCTCGGCACTCGCCCATACGCTGAAGTGTTTGCTGTTGTGCAAGAGATTCAAGCGCAAGCAACGCCGCAGGTTCCTGTACCAGAAGCAGAGAATGCTTGAGTTTTTCGGTACAGGTTTTGTCGGAGCCCTCTTAGGAGGGCTATTCCGTCTTGCACCAGAAGTATTGAAGTATTTCGATAAGAAAGATGAACGTTCTCACGAACTGAAGATGTTCACATTACAAACTGACCTTGAGAAAATGAAGGGTCAGTTTCGCATGGAAGAGAAATATGTAGACTTCAGCAAGACCAGCTTAGACGCTATTGGTGAAGCATTTAAGCAACAAGCCGAAGCAGACAGCAAAGCATGGAAATGGGTTGCTAGTGTTTCTGCGCTGGTTCGTCCCGGTATTGCATGGGTGTTGTTTGGACTTTACACCGCTGTAAAGATTGTTGTTCTTCACCATGCTATATTGTCTGGACTATCTCCAATTGATGTAGTAAAGACAGTGTGGACAGCAGAAGACTTTGGTATTTTGTTGATGGTGTTGACGTTCTACTACGTTGGTAGGCCCATTGAAAAATACACAGGTCGCTGAAGCAATATCCATTGCTAAAGAAGCATTGTGTAAGCCTTTTGAGGGATACGCTAGACGACTTCCTAATGGAGATTGTCATGCCTATCCCGATCCCGGTACAGGCGCACAGCCGTGGACGATAGGATGGGGCAGCACAGGCCCTGAAGTGAAGCATGACACTGTGTGGACACAACAACAGGCTGAAGAGTCTCTAGACAATCATCTGTTACATTTCTGTGCTGGGGTATTGACAATGTCTCCAACGCTGTTGCAAGAGCCTCCAAGACGTATTGCTGCAATTATCTCTTTCGCGTATAACTGCGGACTCAGAAACTATCGCATATCAACATTGAAGAAACGTGTTGATGCTAAAGATTGGAATGGTGCGGCAGAAGAGATAGTGAAGTGGAACAAAGCTGCTGGTAGAATATTGACAGGTCTTACCAGACGTAGACAAGCTGAAGCAAGACTACTTAAATGACAATTCCATCTTCGTTAAAAATTGTTGGTAGAGAATATGATGTAATAAAGGTTGAGGAATTTGATGAGAAAGTTGGTGGTGTAGATTTTGAAAACAGCACAATAGTCATCAAAGATGGACAACAACGACTATTGGAAGCTGATACACTACTGCACGAATCGTTGCACATCATTGACGAAATATTTCAGCTTGAACTAACAGAAAGGCAAGTATATTGTATCACTAGCGGAATCATTGCTCTTCTTAGAGACAATACTGTTTTGATGCCATATATTAATGATGCCTTACTTTCACCGAGAAAAGTAGTATGAGTAAATTCACTGCAAAGCAAAAAGAAATCGTAGCTCGTAAGCTTGGCTACGAAGGCCCTATGCAGGGCTTTGATGAGTTTCTTCAAAGCTCTCCTGCTTTGCAGATGAAGTATGGCATGGTTGCTGATAAGTATATGGCAAAGGGTGGTGTTGTTCGTAAGTATCAAACTGGTGGTGATGTTTCTACAAACTTCGACACAAACATTGCTTCAGAATATATTAAGTATCGTGAAGGTTTCTCAGGTCAGACTTTTAGTGCAGATACGATACGCAAACAAATTGAAGCAAAATATGGGCCTCAGTCACATCAACAGTTTGCTGCATATGAAAATGCATATAATGAAAAATATGTATATGATAAAAAGCAGGCTTTACAAAAAATGCTTCCGCCTGAGTGGGATTCGTGGACGGGTCCAGAAGGCGCACAAAAAAAGATAGATTTTTACAACAAGAACAACATTACTCCTGAGTGGCTTAAAACTGTTGGCGTTAGTGATGATGTAATATCTTGGATGCGTCAGAATGGATATGAGGTGGCTTCTGGTGCATCTGCTCCACCAGCTATATCTTGGAATAGTACGTCATCAGCGCCTGCACCGGCTCCAACGCCTGCTCCATCTCCTACACCAGCACCCTCTGGTCCTCCGCGTACAACTACAATTACGCCTGTAACTCCTGCTCCTGTTGCTGCTCCACCAGCGCCTACACCGGCACCGCCCGCTCCAGCTCCGTCTCCGTCTCCAACACCAACACCAACGCCAGCGCCTGCTTCAGCGCCTACGTCACCTATGGAATATTCAGCGACAGGTGTTCCCATTGCTGGAGCAACGCAGAAAGTGACAGCGGCACAAACCTCTACAGATGGGTTGAAGCTTGATCCTACAAAGCCTGACTATCAACTCGGTGCTGCGCCTACAGCCGATCTGACGAAAACAGCAGAGGCAGAGCAGGCAAAAGCTGGAGAAGTCGCTGCTGGTCAAACCTACGAAGCCGCTACAGCAATGCCCACTGTGCAAGAGCAGATGAACAAGCTCACTGCAGAAAAAGGCACATTGTCAGAAGGTGCTAAAGCCGTAGCTCAAACAGGCACTTTGTCAGAAGGAGCTATCGCTAAAGCTGTTGCGCCTGCTAAAGCTGCAGAAGTATCTGCTGTTGAGCCGTTAGCACAAACACCGGAGATGCTTGCTAAGGCAGCTACTGTTGCCGATGTCGGTGGCGCTCCTACTGCCAAAGCTGAACAGTCTACATATCAGTCTCAAATTGAAGCAAAAACACGTGACGTAACTACTGGAGAGCTTATCGATGTTGATAAGCAAAAGCTGCAAATGGAAACAGTGCAGGCTGTTGCAGCAACAATGGATAAGCTCAATAGCGATGCTGTTGCGCTAGCTGCTCAAGGCAATTTGTTTATTGGACAAGCCGAAGCACAACAGGGGCGTGTACAAGCTGAAATGACTGTCCGTAATCAGCTTGAGAAGTACATGGCTGATTTCAATGACGGCACTCCTGCATGGGCTGCTGGTGCCATGAGGAACGCAAATGCCATTATGGCAGCGCGTGGTCTTGGTGGCAGCAGTATGGCAGGTGCTGCCATTGTTCAAGCGGCTATGGAGGCTGTTACACCGCTTGCTGCTGCTGATGCGCAAACATTCACTCAGATGGAGTTGACGAACCTAAACAATCGTCAACAAGTGGCGTTGGCTAACGCTGCTAATGCTCAACAGATGGAGCTTGCCAATCTGAATGCTCGTCAGCAAGCTGCGTTGCAAAACAGCGCTAATGCGTTTTCGTTGCAGTCTCAGAACCTGTCTAATACACAGGCAACAGTGTTGGCTAATGCACAGTTTCGTGCTGCTGCTGCTGAGAAAAATCTTGATGTTCGCACACAAGCAGCACTTGTTAACGCTGCCCGTGTTGCTGAAGTTAACAACATCAATCTGTCAAACTCACAGCAGGCAATGCTTGCTCGTTCTGCAGAAAATCTGCAAGTTGATTTGGCAAACTTGTCTACTCGTCAACAAACAGCAATTGCCAATGCTCAGATTGAAGCATCTCTAAAGGGACAAGAACTCAGCAACAAGCAGCAAACAGCAATTGTTAATGCTTCTCGCATTGCTGAAATTGCTCAAGTGAACTTCACTGCAAAGCAACAGAACGCAATAGCAAACGCGCAGTTCATTCAGCAGATCAACTTGCAAGACATGAGCAATCAGCAGGCTGTAGTGCTTGCTAATGCTGCTGCCACTGCCACAATGGACATGGCAAATCTGAACGCACGACAACAAGCTGCTGTTCAGAATGCTCAAGCCTTTTTGGCAATGGACATGGCGAATCTTGATAATACGCAGAAGACAGCGTTGTTCAAGGCGCAGCAGCTTGCACAGGTTGCGTTGTCCGATGCTGCGGCTGAGAATGCAGCGAAGCAGTTTAATGCTACAAATAAGCAACAGGCTGATCAGTTTGCTGCATCGCTCACCACTCAGGTGTCACAGTTTAATGCTGCTCAAAAGAATGCGATGGAGCAGTTTAATACTGGTGAAGCCAATGCAATGGCGAAATATAACTCGCAGCTAAAGTCGCAACGTGAGCAATTTAACGTTACAAATCGCACAGTAATTGATCAAGCAAACGCGCAACTATTGGCGCAGGTAAGCACTGCCAACACTGCTGCAACAAACGCTGCCAACTTCGCTAACGCACAAGCCATGAACAACATGACGATGGCGCAATATAATAACGAAGTGCAACTCTATCGCGATCAAGTGAAGATGGTGTTCGATAGCTATGAACGCGCTGAAGACAGGGCTGCGTCGTTTGCTGAAGTATTGTTGCGGGCTGATGTACAGCGTGAAGGCATTGATGCTGAAACTAGCGGTGCTTGGGCTAAGGAATAACAATGCAAAACTACAAAAAGTTTATGGCGCAGGTTGAAGAGCGCATCAATAAGATGAACAAGAAGCCTTCAAAGAGCGAAGGCGGCATCATGTCTCGAAAGGATAAGATGCCATCATCTGAGAGCGACTACATCGACACCATCGCTTCTTACATCGCCACCATCCGTAAGACAGCACAGAAAGTGAAGGCAAAGAATGAAACCTGATTTTCTTCATCAACCTATTCCCGGCATTTCGTTGACGGGCGCTCCCGGCAATGCTCCGTGGGAGCAGCCTCCGAAGTATGTGTCACTAGACGAAGTCGTTGACTACTACTCTGACAGGCTTGTTGATGAAGACATGATTACTAATGTCATTAGTGTCATCAAGCGTGATGTGCCTTTGTTGTCCATTGCTGAAGGCATGATAAGAATGGGTGTCATGGAAGGCATGCACACCATTGATGCTGGCATGTTGGTAAAGCCTGTGCTGGTGGAGTTGATGATTGCGCTTGCTGAAATCTATGGTGTTAAGTATGTCATCCAAGCTGAAGACATGCAGACCCTGCGCACTATGCCAATTGAAGCTA